GAACCGGTGACAGCAAAGCCGAACTACAAGATTCATTTGATTACATGGCCCAAACACCCTACAAGGCGATCGAGGCTCCATTACAAGAGAAAACCGCTTTAAGACGCGCAAGCGATAAAGGTCAAGCCGCTATCGAATGCCAATACAAAGGCCCACGCGAACAAGCGGAAAGCATGGTCCAGGCTTTAATTGACAACCTTAACGAATTAACGAAATAAAGAATTAAAGAGAGCTAAGAAATGACTTTGAACCCAGGCAAACCACCAAAGAAAAACCAAGGTAAAGGCGCGCCACCTGTCACCACAGAAGAGCCACACGGCCAAGAGAACACGCAGAAACCAGAAGGAGGTGCAAAGGCGCCGCTTAACTTTAAAACTGACGAGGATTTCGTACACGAATGGAAAATCTATTGCGTCACACATAAAGTTTCGCAAATTGACCAATTTAAAAAGATGTTTGAGTTCTGGAAAGAACATCATGGCGGCTAAAAGCCGTTAGGTAGGACGCCCGGCGGTTGAAGTATCTCACCCCTACAACCGCCCGGCACTCAACAACACAACCAATGGGAATTAACTATGCTGCAAGGTAATCATAACCTTTCGGGCGCTCTGCGTCTATCTGACCTTATGTTTCAACCCGTAGACCAAGTGATCGAGTATCTAAAAGACAAACCCGACGCAATTGGCGAAGCTATCGCAAAAATGTGTTATCAGCACATCACCAACCACGGGGCGAATCAATGAAAATAGATTGCTTATCGCTACCGGATACATGCTTTAGTTGCCAACACTATCAACAAAAAGGATGGAAACACGACCAGTTCGCCCGAACAGTTGACCAGTGGGGTTTAAATATCGAGCCAAGAAAGCAACGCTTTGGCCACTGCAAGAAAAATTGTTCGGATGTGTTTTGGAATGAAAAATGCGGGCAGTATCTACAAGATGAAGGGATCCACGTTCACCCCTGCCCTAAACGGCCCGAGCCGCTAGAACCGAGACAAGAACATTTATTCTAATAAAAAGGCCGCTTTGATAGCGGCCTCTCTTTTATGACTTTTGCGCTCCCCAGCCCATTGTCTGAACGCAAGAAGCGACTAAATGGTTCGTTTCTGCTTTCGACACACTGATCGAGCTATCCAGGCAATCAACCAGCATTTGGGCGTTCTGCTTAAACTCTGGACCTTCTACTAAAGCCCCATCATTTAACCACCCATCTTTATTTAGGTTTCTAAGCCAAAAACCTGCAGTTCCTAACTTTCGTCCTGGTTGCGATTCGCTCCATTGCTGGCGATCGAGCCCTACCGAGCTCCCATCATAAAGCCAATCACTATCAGGATCGCTACACCCAGACACAGCCCCAACTAACACCAGGGCGGCGATCATTCTTTTTATCATCTTATCACCTAACCAATTTAAGCTACTTCTAGTAACTCTTTAATTTCAATCATTAACCCTTTATTTGTAACAATCATTTGTTATGACCATTATATCCAGATTCCCAAACGCGCAAGTGATCACAGGTGTAGATCAGAAACCCCCGATAATGGTCCCTGATCCAAACCATAAAGACCAAACTATCAGACTTTTCCTAGTCCGTTTCTATTAGGCTTTCCACCTCCACAACTAGACCTTTTATCAGTAAATTGGCGGCTAATACCTCATCGCAAATATTGTCACCTGATTTCGCTAAATCATTCTCAACTTGCAAGATCGCTAATATTTGCTCACATTTTGAATGAATAGAATTTTTATTGCCTTTAGCCATTGTTACTACTCCAACTAACGTTATTTATTGTATTTATATGATTTTTAAGGGCAATTTAACCGCATAAGAAACAGCGTCAATAGGCTAGGACAAAATGGTCACTTTCTTGCAAGAAAGTGACAAAACTGTCACTTATGAGGTGAACTATGTCACATGAGCCTATAATCGAAGCGCTGAAAGTGCGCCGAGAAATGGCCGGGTTATCGCAACAAGAGATCGCGGACCTGGCCGGAATGAGTAAACGAACGTACCAAAGAATCGAACAAGGCGATTCAGACATGAAGTTCAGCCAATATCGGTCAATTATTCGCGTTCTAAAAACAACCGATCTTGATATTTCACTCGATATGCTTGGACTCGATACCATAACAAGCTGGGACGTCGCCACCGCGGCGAGGGTTTTATCTCCCATGTTACGGCGACACTTTGTCACTTTACTGATCGAGTTGTATCGAGAATTCGAGGAACTGAAAGAGGGGAAGCCAAAATAGAAAACTGAATCAATGAGCCCCAAAATTTGGTGCGTCATATGGTCATTATGGTAAATAGCCAAGTTTGGCCACTTTTTTGATAACTTGAACACGAAAAACAGTACAAGCACGAAAAAGTTTAAGTTTTGTTTCTTTAACCGGTAATTTTTACTGGTTGTAAATTTGTTACAAAAAGACGTGTTTTTAGACAGGAAAATAAGCGGGGGTATTTGGCGGCCGATTCACATCGAAACCGCCAAAAGATCAGGTTTTTGCTATTTATCGTCAAGCTCTGGGATCGCCTGGTAAGTTTCAATAAATTTTTGCGGCGTCATTTCAAATTCGCATAGATACCAGTCAGGACAAAACACCCAAGCTTTACCAGGGGCCAGAATTAAACGTTTACCACAATCAGGACACTTAACAACGCTCTCTATATGCTGGCAAGGACGACAAGCACCGTTATTACAAACATACGCCATTATGATTCCTTATGCGTTCACGCCCATTTTATCTAAACAATATTGTTCAAATTGATACAACGCCTCATCATCAAAACGCCCAGAATCGCGCAAGCTCATCATTTCCATAAACAGATGGCGGTTCTTAAGGTCCAGGTTAATGTAATCATGCAAGTGTGCTACGCGCGGCGTTTCAGTGCGTCGATACCAATTACTAAACGCTGCAGTGAAAAACATTTCGGCGCGGCCACCGTCTTCGATAGCCTCGCGAATATCCGCAAGCACATCTTCTAACGGGCGAGCTTTCGCGATCTTCTTAGGCTCAACAACAAGAGAACGCACAGATTCTAAAATCTTTTGTTGCTCTATCTTGCTGTATTGTGGGAATTGCTTCACTAACTGATCGATGTATTCGTTTAACATAGATTGTTCAAATGTCATGCTCATATACTAGCCTTACTATCTGTTGTTAATCGGCCTATGACGGCCGACAAGAGGATTTAATATTCGTCGTATGACGGTCCGGCAAAATTATCGAATCGGGAATACTGGCCTTGGAATGTCAGCCTTACATTACCGATAGGACCATTCCTTTGCTTACCGATGATGATTTCAGCCGTTCCTTTATCTTTGCTATCTTCGTAATAAACTTCATCACGATAAATAAACATAATAAGATCGGCATCTTGCTCAATCGATCCCGACTCTCTCAAGTCTGAATTGATAGGACGCTTATCGGGGCGGCTCTCCAACGTTCGATTTAACTGGGATAACGCCACAACGGGCACATTAAGTTCTTTTGCCAAAGCTTTTAATGAACGGCTTATCTCGGCAATCTCTAACGTTCTGTTACCCTGCAAGCCTGGTACTTGCATCAATTGAAGGTAATCGACCATTATCATCGATAGACCGCCATGTTCGCGGGCCATGCGGCGCGCTTTAACTCTTAGTTCTGTTGGGGTAATCCCTGATCTATCGTCAATGAAAATATTATCTCGCTCCATTAACATGCCAGTCGCGCCCGATATTTTCGCCCAATCTTCATCATCAAGCTGGCTCGTTCTAATTTTGGTCAAATCAACACGAGACAAAGAAGAAAGCATTCTCATCATTAACTGTTCAGACGGCATTTCAAGAGAAAAAATCAATACAGGCTTATCGTTCTCCATTGCCGCGTTTTCACACAAGTTCATTGCAAAGGTTGTTTTTCCCATCGATGGACGGGCGGCGACGATAATCAGATCAGAATTTTGTAGCCCTGCCGTTTTCTTGTTTAGATCAGTGAAGCCCGTTGATAAGCCGGTTACACCATCCTGGGCCGTGTGAAGTAATTCTTCCATTCGCCCTAACGTCTTTTCGAGCACATTGCCTAAGCTCTGCATACTATCGACGCTAACAGAATGTTGGTTCGAAATTGCCAACACCTTGCTTTCAATTGAATCGATCAACTCAGTTGATGAAACTTCTTTCGAGTCATAAGCAGAAGAAACGATTTCATTACCGACGGATATAACGTTTCTTAATACGGCTTTCTCTCTCACGATTTCAGAATAAGCGGTAATATTCGCGGCGCTTGGTGTGTTCTTGGCTAAATCTGCCAAGTAAGCGAATCCGCCGACGTCTTCTAGCTTTTCCTGCTTTTCTAGCAACTCAGAAAGCGTGATAAGATCCAAAGGTTGACCCGCTTCTAATAACTTCCTAGACGCATCAAAAATCACGCGGTGGTAACGTAAATAGAAATCAGATCCCGACACTTTGTCGGACACGTCATCCCACCTACTATTATCCAGCAACAAACCACCCAAGACAGATTGTTCGGCTTCTTGTGAATAAGGAACTTTTTTCAATAATTCTTCGTTTTGCATCTCTAATTCACAGCCTCTAATCAAAAATTGTTATTTGTTCATCGTCTTCGGTTTGAATGTCGAGCTCCGCGCCGGTGCGTTCTCGATAAATCTTTGCGGCGTCGTGACGGCCTAGCCTGGTTAATTGCATTGCTAAACTTAAATTTCGATAACGACCCATTTCAATCAATCCACGACTTGCCAGCACATGAAGCCCTTTTCGAAAATTCGACGGGTCCAAAATGCCATCACGCGAACTTTCCACCATAGCCCGAACCTTTGACACACCAATCGGACCCACTTTGTTTTTGCTTTCCAGAATAGCTAACACAAATAACGCATCTTTCTGGTTTTTAGATAATCGGTTTTTCTTCATTTCTTAATCACCTTTCGAGTGAATAACAAAATAACACTTAATCTATCGATCGCGTATCACTCAATTCTAAATCTGGGCACTTATCCACCATTTCGGTGGATGGCTTGGGGGTAACTTCCGCGGCGCAATCACATAAATAATTAAACTCAGCCAGGGAAACAGGGGCGCCCAATACATTCGAGTTATCATCCATTTTCAACCCTCCGTAAATAGCCGCCCTCTCGGGCGACTTATTCAGCATTAAAATAAACGAGTATTTAAGCCGGTCATTTCGGTAAAGGTGCGCTGCAGCATATCGGCATAGATGCCCTGTTCGTTGGCCAGTTCGTTACATTCAAACTTACGAGGCATATATTTAAGGCCGCTGACCGTGTAAGTGTCAGATGGGTTTAAGATGATTTGAATTTTATTGATGCCATCTTTTACATAGTGACGAGTGCGAGGAAGGTCAAACTGTAGGCCGCTTTCAATAGCAACCATGTTTTTCGCGCCAGTCATAGCCACAAAGCGACCGCCGCCAAGTTGTTCAAGAATGGTTTTTGCAATGATTTGATTGTTAGTCATCGTGTTATCTCGGTTTTGGCCTTGGCACCTTGCCCGGCCTTCGAGATAAATAATAGGACTTTTCGTCCTATCTTGCAAGTATTTTCTTTCTTTAATTCTTTATTTATTTATTTCTTTATGCCAAATAAGCCCAAATCCGGCGCGCTCTGCCAGAATAGCCCACGCCGCGAAAGGGATTCGCTGCATGTTCGTTTTACGCCCTTCGGCTTTTGCTTTCTCGACCTCTACAGGATCAAAAGCGCACCATTTACGAACGCTTCTACCATCTGAAACCCCAACCAATGCCGCGGCCTGACTTCCCGTTAAACCGCAAAGCCTTAAGATTTCGCGAACTTCTTCGCCTGTCGGTTGCGCCCAATCTAAACCAAAAGGGGTTAGTGTTTCCGGGCGAATAATAGCATTTTTCATAATGGCACCATTTGGGGCGGCACTGCCGCCCTCTTTATCGTTAGTTGGCCAACAAGGCGCTTACGCCTCGCCAGCTTTTATATTGTTTTTCGACGGCTTCAAGGCTGGCGAACTGTTTAATCCCCAGGCCACGATAAGCGCGACGACTGGCATTATCAGTAAACATTTCCCAATATTCACCCAAAGCATCCTCTTTGTGGCTAAGAGTCATCTTATTACCACGCGTTTCTAAATAGAATGTTTTGCTGTCTAACTGAATGATTGCTTTCATCGATTTATCTCGGTTTTGGCCTTGGCACCCTGCCCGGCCTTCGAGATAATAATAGGACTTTTCGTCCTAAATTACAAGCAGTTACTTTCTTTATTTCTTTATTTCGTTAATTAAAGCCGAACAAGTCGGCTTTTTAACTTATGCAGATAAGCGAACACGGTGCGTAAAATCCACCGCAATCACAT